GGACTTAAATCCTTTTGCTTCCATAGCTTTTAATAATCTATTATTTCTTATACTAACTCTTATTCTGTAATCGCTCATTAGTGTAAAGTTTCATGATTATAAGGTTCTATGTTTTCAGATTGTTTTAAAATTGTTTTTATAACCTCTTTAAATTCACCTGGATATTTAAACACAGTTTTATACAAACGTAATGATTGCGCCATCATTGTAGATGCAACCATTTGTGGTTCATTGTAACGTAAAACTAATTCAACCATTTTATCGAATAGTTCATTGTAAATGAATTCTAATTCAATATCTTTTTTATTTCTCTTTTTCATACAAAATTTTGAACACACGTTTCTTTTTTACAGGACACCAATAACCATAGTAGCCAGATATTTTTCTTTTCATTTGTATATCACTATACTTAAGATTAATAATAACCAAGTAAGGATAATAAATAGCAACCAATAATTTGGTTCAAAGTTATCTAGTTTCATATAATAGCTCCTGCATCATCAATGTTTTCTAACATTTCTTCCTCTGTTATTGTTATCTCACCTTGTGATTTACAATTTTTGCATTGATAAACTTCACCATAGAAATCTCTACGATAGCCATTACCTCTGCAATCTTCGCAAATAACTTTATGTGTCCTGTTTTCCGTGTCCATTTGTTCTTTCTCCTCTATTTTGTTTATAGAACTTTATTAGTTTATTAAGCATTTTAGATCTAGTTCTACTAGTCTTTTCTGCCATAATACCTAACTCTTTCCAATCCGCTATAGCAACAGAAAGGGACTTATATTTAGCTGTATCAGCCATTTTTCTTCTCCTTTTATTGTTTATACTTTCTGTAAAACTATATGGGAAGATATACTATAAAGTCAAGTGTTGCATTAAATTTATTTTTAGTGTATTGTGGACATCTCTTCTCACACCTTTTGTTTGCTCGTCCTAGTACAACTAGGGCGGGCATTCAATTATCTTCTTCCTTGACCTCTGTATTCTTTTCTTGAATTACGTTTATTTGGTTTTTTAGCGTGGCGTCCTGGTCTTTTTTTATTAGTGTGTTTTATGAAGGTTCCTGAACCTGATTGAACTTTACGGGCCATTTTTATCTGCTTCTGTCATTAAACCAATTCTTTTACTGTTTGTGATTGGAATATATTTAATAATTCCATTTACATATTGTTCTACTTCTTCTCCGCATAATGAACATCTATAAAAATCTTTATATAGAAATAATAATGGAGATAATAAATTGCAATAAGGACATACGCCATGCTCTATTCTGGCAGCAAGTTGTAATGGTTTTCTAAATTTTTTTATTTTTTTTGGCATCTATATTGTAGAACATATCATCTGTGTCTTCTAATTGCCAACTTCTATTTTCTACATTCCATTCTGTAGTTTGTACTTTATAATCCGGCCAATGTGTTGAAGATGTAAAGCTAGGAATACTCCACAAAATACGATTATTAGGTTGAGCTGCAAAAAAACCGTTATCAAGAGCCAAAATGTGAGCACACTTATGTTGATCAGGTATTTCGGAATGTTCAGTATCAAGTATATTAGATTCCGGATGTGCCCAATCCACAGTGAATAAATATTGTCCATGAATAAATTTTTTGTCTTTACCTAAATATTTACAGCGCTGCCCGATTAAAAAATCAAAAGTAGTAATAGCAGGATAATAACTAAATGAATTCCACAACTCAAGATCTTCGAGATCTGGATGTTCCATTTGTCCTTGATGCATAGTACCGCTGCTTCCTCCTTGAATAAAAGCAGAGATAGGAAGCCGCCAATATATTGCACCATTCGTAAGTAAAGCATGAAATAAGATCGCACGCCCTGGAATACTTGCAATACCAATGACCACACAATCTTCAGTTTCGCCATGATGTTTTCGTAAGTCATATAAATATTCTCTTCTTATTTTACAATAAATCGGTGGTATATTAGCATTTAAATAAGACATTGTATATTATTTAATATCACCCCAATTATTTCCTGATTCATAATCTACTTTGTTTGGTATTTCTAGTTTAACAGCTGATTCCATAATTTCAATTATTTTACTTGCATGTTCAGGTGATTCAACAGAAATATCTATTTCATCATGTATTTGTATATGGGGTGTAATACCTTCTTCATGTAATCTTATCAATGACATTTTTGTCATATCTGCTGCAGATCCTTGTATTAATCTGTTTAAAGCTCTGTAAGTAAAAGCTCTTTTAATGCCAAACGTATATTCTTTTTGTGCATCTTCTAATTTTTTAGGTGTACCTGTATTAAATGTTAATGGTTCCCACAGATCAAAATGACAGATTCTTCCTTTTAAAGTTCTAATCACACCAGATTTTTCTGCTTTGTTTGTAGTATTTTTCATCAACTGTTTTATAAAAGGTGCTTTGGCATGATACTGTGCAATTAATTTTTCAGCTGCTTCTTTCATTAAACCTAATTCAGCCATTAATTTATTTTTACCCATACCATACATTAATCCAAGATTAATTGTTTTTGCTTGTGATCTTTCAATACCAGCCATTTTTGCAACTGCTGCATGAAAATCTGCTTCACCACTAATATAAGCATTTGCAATTTCATCAATACCATCTAACTTTTGTAGTTTAGCGTAATGAACTAATATTCTTGGCTCTTGTTGTGAATAATCAAACACTCCCCATTTACAATTTTTTTCTGGAATAAATATAGATCTAATTAATGGACCTAATTCTTTATGTCTTACCGGAATTTGTTGTAAGTTTGGATTAGACATTGAAAATCTTCCTGTTACTGTTCCGCCATCATCAGATCGTATTTGATTTATATCTGCATGTATTCTTCCATTATGAGAATGTTTTGTAATTGTATCTATAAAAGTTGTGTGTGCTTTGTTTATTTCTCTTGCGTTTGCAATTGATTGAGCAAGTTCGTGTGGATGATTTCCTAAAAAATTTCTAGTAAAACTTGGAGCTCCTGTTTTTTCTGTTTTGTCGTATGGAAGTTTAAGTGCATCAAATGCCTTTGCAATAGATGCCGCGGCCCATAACTCTACATCAATATTGGTTAACTCCTTGATTTTAAATAACAATTTCTTTTCTTCATCTATTAATTTTTTCTTAATTTTTTCTGCTTTTTCTAAATCTACTCTTACACCTTTAAATCTCATGTCTACCAAACATGGAAATAATTTTGTTTCCATATCAAAAATATCTATAAGATCTTGTTTATTAATTTCTACTTTCATTTCATGCCAAAGTTTTAAAGTAGATTCCGCATCTCTTTCTGCATACTGACCAACAAACATAGATGGAAGTTTCCACAAATCTTTTTTAGGATTAATTCCATATTCTTTTGCTGCTGCTTGTAATACTGCTTCGTCCTTACCAATCCCTGCATATTCTTTTGCAAGTGTATCAAGACGATAACTTAATCTATTCTCATCAACAAGTGATGCTGCAATCATAGTATCTCTAATATTTTTTGGTAATGTAAGTCCTGTTGATCTTAACCAACACACGTCATACATTGCATTGTGAAATAGAAATGTAGAATCTTGTTTAAATAAATTTTGTAACCAATTTAAAACTAATTTCTTATCCATGTTACCACCACCTCCGTGTGCAATTGGATAATATGCAGACCATCCTTCTACTGCTACTGCAACTCCTACAATTTTACCATTACCAACCACGTTCCCCGATCCGAGTTCTATTAAATCCGGATCACAGGTTTCTAAATCTATTGCGATTTCTTTATGACCGCGTAGATCTTTTAATTCTTCAGGGACCACCCATTCCGTTTGTGGTGTAAATAAAACTTGTTGAAAAGTTCGTGTCATTTATCTTTGTAATCTCTTTCTAAAATCATTTCTAAATAGTGAATTGCTTTTAATATATCTTCTTTTTTACCTTTTAATCTATGACGACAAATATATTTAATTGCATTACCTTCTGCAAAAGGTAAATTATTTTCATTGATGAAGACAGATGGTTGTATCTTCATTAATTTATAATGTTTACCTCCTACTTGTCTAAAAAATATTTTATTACTCATATAATATACGCTTTGTTAAAATCTCTTGGATCTACAATATGAAGTTCTTTTTTAGCTCTAGTGCAAGCTGTGTAATATAATCTATGTAAATCATCTGGATCATCTTCGCTTTGTCTTACAGCGGCAGCAGTTAGATCAGTTAAAATACAAATATTGTCTTGTTCACCACCTTTGAATGAATGAATTGTAGACAAAAGAATCCTAGGAGTCTTGTTTATCTTCTCACCATTTGCTCTCATATTACGAATATAATTTTCTGTAATTGTATCAACACCTTCGAATGATTCATACCATACCTTATTAGTAAGTAAACCATGATTCTGCATACAATCATTTATTAAATACTTTTCTTCTGCCTTTAATGTTTTAGCATCTCTATATCCAGGAGTTACATTGGCCCCTAAATATTTGTATATGTTTTTTATTTGTAAATAATTTAATGGTGTATTGTTTCTAAAGTCTTCCCAATTACTTAATGCAAGTAATAGTTCTAATGATATAGAATTAACACCTTTATATTGATAATACCATCCTTGTAATTCACATAATTCTTTAACATCATTTAAAAAATGATTAGCTGTTGCAAGAACTGTCCAGTTTCCTTTAGACATATCTAACTGCGTAATATCAGTATAGTATTTTAAAATACCTATTTCTTGTCGTGGTTTGTAATCTTTTTCATATCTATTCTTAACTCTTGATATAATTCTTTGTGATAATTCATGTATAGGACCTCCAGGAATACGATAAGATTGATTAAGCGTCCTGATCTCGTCTACTTCATTCTTTAGCGCTATAAAGTGATCTACATCGGCCCCAGCCCACTTAAAAATAGCTTGATCATCATCACCTGCAATATATGTTTTTTCTGCGTTTTTCCATATAGATTTAATTAATTTCCACTGTAAATAAGATAAATCTTGTGCTTCATCTATAAATAATACTTTAAATTTAGGAGCTAAATCTCTTTCAACAAACTCCTCTAACAAATCAGTATAATCTTTTAATCCCTTTTCTTTTTTATATCTCTTTAATTCTTGGTCTATTAAATACAAAGTATTTCTTTCCACATCTAATAAATTTTTTCTTAAATCATAACATTCAAGAAGATCCATACCTTTGACTCTTGCTGTGTTAATAATGGTTAAGTATTCATTATCTGAATTAAATATTCCATCTTCTTCTGAATATGCTGCAGTCTTGATAGGTATATTACATTTAATTCCAAATTCTCTGTAATCTTCTGGGCTCATCATTCTATCTCTAGTCATGTTTAATAATTTAAAACATAACGAATGAATCGTTCTAAAATAAATTAAATCATGTTCAGGACTCAATTCAAATTTTTGTGCAGCTCTTGTTGCAGCTTCTGTTGCTGCTTTTTTACTAAAAGAAAAATAACCTATCTCTCTTGGTTTAATTCCTTGTTTAATAAATTCATCTACCAAGTTTAATAATGTTGTTGTTTTTCCAGTTCCTGGTGGACCTAGTATTATTGTTTTCATATTTCTTTAACCTCCTTTCTAATATTTCTTTTTGCAATTTTGTTTTATTTAATTCTTCTTTTAACAATCTGTATTTTAAAAACCAGTTTGTTCCTATCATTAAAAATGTTCCTCGTGATATTTGACTTGTGATACGGAAGCATCAATTTTTTTCATAGTTTTAATTTTAACTAGTCTAGGTTCTTGACCTTTAATCTTCATTCTAATTTCTTCTACAAATATTTTATCTTCTATTAAAGACTTAATTAAATTACCTGTTTTAGACTTATCCATTTCCCAATGATTTTTCTTACAAAAGTTATAGAAGTCTTCCATTCTAAAATAAGTAAATTCTCTTTTCTCATCTGTGTATGGAAGTTTATTAAAGATATCTTCCATTGTTCTTGCATTCTGTCTGTTGGTTGTCCAATCTTGCAGTAACGAAATAATTTGATTTTTAGGATTTAATGACTCTAAAGGTTGAATCGTTTCCATTCTTTCTATTAATGGTTTTAAATAAAATTCTCTCCAATCTTTATCTTTTAATTTTGGTATAACAAGATCTGCTTTCTCAAGTAATGCAATAGAGAACATAACAGGATTTGCTAAATGTTCTGTTTTCAATTCTACTCTTTTTAAATTTTCTCCTTCACCTACATTTAAAAAATATTGTGGTGGATTAGAATTATATTTTTGTAAACTACTTAACAAAGGCATAGCATCTTCATCAGAACCTACACCAAATTTTTTTGTTCTACATAAAGATGCATTACAAACATTTACAATTGGTGGAAGTTTACATCTGTATTTGTCATAACCTTTCTTACCAATTGATTTTAATAATTGTTGTACTTCACTATTACTTAATGGCTTTGTCATGTATTTAAGATTAGCTTCGACGACTTTGTCTTGCCAAGTATCTGGATCTGCTTGTTTAAAATATATGGCAATATTAAACAATGCATTATTCCTAGATCCTTCGTCAAAGCCATCGCGAGCTAATCTATTTAAACATGGAGGCCCATCTTTAAATACTTCTTCTACCTTTTCTTCTTTGATTTGAATCTTTTCAATTTCTTCCCTGCTGCAAGCATAAACATCATAGAGCTTATAAAATTCCTCAAGTGACACAGCGGAGCCATTATCATCAAACGCATATCTTAATCCTTTTGTTTGGTTATGGTAGGGAAGATTTAAAAAATTACCTGTGTCCCCACGTTCCACAAGTATTTCAGTTTGTTTAGGAAATATTTCAACACCTGAATATCCTAGCCCATCTGAAATTTTTTTAAGTGTAGACTGCATCAAAGATGCAGGTATGAATTCTTTTGCAAATAAAAATACGTGTGCTCCACCAGATTTTGATCTAAAGACTATAAGTGGAAGTTTTAAACTTCTTATTTTTTGTATTAAGTTCTTGTGTTCAAGATTATACTGATCAACATCAATACAACCCCACTTACAATTATTAGACTCATTAATGGGAATAATACCCAAAGCAGGATCGACACCATTAAGATGATCTTCCCAAAGGTTATCCGTAACCGGTTTTCTAACAATAAATGCTTTTCCTTTTTGTTTTCCATTTTCTCCACGTTCTCCTTTTTGATATTGTCCATATGCTGTTTGAAACCCAGCAAATATCTGCTTAAATTTTTCTTTCATGTTTTGCCATATTGTTTGGGGCCCGTATTACCGAGCCCCGTTTCGCGATTAACCTAGAACGGCACGTTCTCTGTTATCTTCTCTTCTACATCAGCTCTTGTTTGCACCGATCCTTTTTTAACATCACCAGAAAAACCTTTTGCACTTAAGTACAAAGATTTATCTTTGGTTTCTAAAATTCGATCTTGTGTTACTACCCAACCATACCAACTACCTTTATCATTTTTTTGTAAGTTAGATGATAAGTTGTATACAACACCATGCATTGGAGGAACTGCAAATCCACCTTTACCGTCAGGAATCTGAACAGTTTTCATCATTGCGTTCCACTTCTTGCTCACATTGAGTTGAGTTGATTTCATGGTAATTAAAGCTGGAGTATAACCACCTGCTTTAGTTTCTACCATTACATAGTAAGATGCAGTCTCTTCTAAATAATTACCATTTGGTAATCTAATTTTAGATCCTTCTCTCTTACCTGTAGCTATTACTGGACTGTTAGGAGCATGTAATGCAACCGGAGCTGCAGATCCTTCTCCTCTTTCAGACCATTCTGGATAGTCTTTTTTATAGTAACAAGGAATAACTTTAATTCCTTTTTTACCATCATACAGTTCATTCGTAACTGTATTATATATGTTTCCAGGTTTAGCACCTTGAACATATTTAGCATCACCTTCAGTTACCTGCGGTGATAACTGACCAAGGATTCTTATGAAAGGTAACGCAAGATCTTGTTGCGTCATGTTTTCAAAACCTTTGTCTAGATCATCTCCAAACAAAGCGACAGAACCATTGGTAGTTTTTTTTACCATTGCTTCATTAGCCATCATCGTTTCTCCATTATTTACGGGTTATTTTAGTTATGTCTTTAATCCAAGTACTAAAGACTTCAGAAGGCATGTCGAGCCCGGACTCGACACGCTCCTGAAATAAAGCTGTCAAAGTATTCCAAGCCACATCAGATTTCTGTTGTGGTTCAAAACCATTTGACGCTGCAAGGTCCAACAATTGTTGTGCCTTGTTATCTTCGCCACGACCGAACGTAACAGAGACATTGTTTTTAATAATGTCTCCAAGTCCGTTTTCACGAAGCCATTTATAAGCTTCTTCCCTTCGAGTGTCATCTTTGGGAAGAGTACATCTATATTCTCTTTTGACTGTTACAGATGAACCATCAGCTAATTTTAAAGAACTTAAACCTTGCTCCGCTAGGAGTTCAGGTATTATTCTTGAACTAATATCGTCTGCTAATTTTTTTAAATTGTCTACATGTTCTTCAGCACGCGTAATATCATCCTGTAAGTTTTTTAACTTTTGACATTCAGCTGCTATAGTAGTTACTTCTACATTGTCTAGAAGATCTGTTGAATCTTCTAACATCATTTGTTTTACATCATCACTCATTGTTATCCTTTCTGAAAGAGATCGATTTCAATTGGGTAATATTTAAGCTCTCTACGATCCCATTTCAAAAGATTAAATTGACCATTGGTCATATCAGTTGCTATAGCACAGGAAATACCAATGA